TCTAATGTAACCTTTCCTGTTGTGTAATCAATCGACCCAATAGCATATTTCACAACAACACCAGTAGAATCAACAAGGTTTACATCTCCTGCCGTATCATCGACTAATTTTGAATTCAAATAAGTAGTACACACATCAAAGACATCAGACGTTAACGAACCCTTAACCAGAGAATTATTAAACTTGATTGTATCATTTCCCGTATACCCTTTCAAGGTTCCTATTGGGGGCTTAAACCTCTTTTTAAGTTTTATCTTGGTAACATTACTTCGGATAGAATCATCTGATGCATCAATCAGTCGTGTAATTGTAGAATGTCTAAATGTGGCTTCAAACACACTCAATGTATCCGTGTTATAACTTTTGATAACATCAATCGCACCATTTTTTATCGTATCTTCGGTATTGAGTGCAATACTGGAATTATAACTCACCGTAGTGTCTGTAGTCATAAATGTGTAATCAGGATCAACCACAACAGGCACAATAGAAAGAACCTTATACTTTTTGAGTATGGTTTGTACATCACTTTTTGCCACGGCTGTCAATGTAAGGCCTGTAACTGGTTTTATAGCAATGTAAACCTTACCAAAATCAGGTGGATCATTATCCTCACCACCCCAAGTAATCACAGAACTAGCATTTGCATACTTGTTCAAGACAATTGTCTTGTAATCATTAACCGTAACCGCCCTATCCTGACTCTTGAATGATTTTGGTGCATTGTATTTGATGGAATCCAAACTTTCAGCATCCGTTACACCACCAGTTGCTGTTGTTGTAACCGCAACAGAAGAGGTTGCTGTGCCATTTCCCCCTGCTTCTGGCCTTACATATGCTATATCATCTGCAATTGTAAATTTAGGTTCTGCTGTTGTATCACCAGTTCCTGCACCATTTGCTTCAGCACCCTTAACAGAAAAATATTCTAAAGTAATTACATTTCCTTCAGATAATTTTGCACCTAAAATACCATCACCAAAATACACCTCATACTTTGCATCCTCGACCTCTTGTAAAAAATAAACCTTGGATTCATTAGTCAACGTCATTATATTATCATACAATGTATAAGTATCCTGTGTTTCAGAAGATGAATCCTGTTTTATTTTTACTACCAATGTATTCGTATCTAGGCTAACAACAGGAACTATATATTTTTCTTCCATACCACTTGCACCAACTATATAATCTATGGTTCCATATTTCCCTTCTTTGACTATTATTCCTGTTTTCGTAAATGCTCTAGGGGAAGTTGCCGTTGTCGGTGTATAGGAATCAAGTGTAGTTTCTACTAAACTATAAAAATTATAACTCTTATCCAATATCGCTGTGGTAAATTTTGTATATTGTGGAATTGTTATTGTTGCAGGAAGATCATCCGTATCTGCTTCAGTTGCTGTTAAAGTAACTGTAACAACTGCTTCTGCGCCAGCAGCCGATTTCGTCACATAACCAAGATGCTTCGCAATAGAAGCTGCAGATGATCTTTGTGAAACACTATCCAAAAACATTTCATTGGCAATCATGTTTAAATAATACGACATATAATGTGTATTATATGAAAGGATATCCATCAAAATAGACAAACCAGAACCCTCAAAGTCGTAATCTGCAAATTCAGTTTGCCCTTTCAAGAAAGTGGTCAAATTCGTTTTTATCGAATCAAAATCTAATTCTGTAATTCGTAGTTTACTATTTTGCATTTTATCTTAACCGTTCTATAAAAAATTCTACCGTTATCGGATCTGGCTCGTTTATTAACCTAAAAATAATCGTAACATCGTATAGATTTTGATCTGGATTAGCCACTACGTCAACTGAACTAAGAACAACCCTTGGTTCATATGTATTTATAACATCTTCTATCGTGGTCTTAATATTCACTACAGTATCAACAGTCATATTATCAAATAAATAAGCATAAATATGAGATCCAATTTCTGGATGAAATGGTTTTTCACCCTTCCTCGTCAAAACTAAATTTTTTACACTCTGCTTAATGGAATTATCACCCTTCTTCAAAAGAATATCTTTAGTAAAAGGATGACTTCTAAAATTCAAATCCAGATCGGTATATTTTCTGGTTTGAAATTTTAAATCTTCTCGTTCTGTTTGAAATGCTTGCATATTATTCTCCGACTAAAACTGTTTTATCTACCCCTGCTATAATTGAAGATGTACAAATAACCTTTGAACCCAATCTGGCACAAGGAACACCATTCACAATAACTGACCTACTACCATCCTTAGTAAACGGTAAAGGCCCACCGTTGTATGCCATTGCATTAACGACAATCTCTGGAGGAAATGCTGGTGCAGTCAAACTAACATGCAGTATTCTCACATCCCACTGCCTATGAACACCTTTCTTGCCAACAACTACATTTCCACTTGCCGAAAATGGATTAAATGCACTTTTTGTTGTTGCACCATCTTTTGCAATCCCTAAAATCGCAGGGGTTGGTGGAAAGGGCCCATGACCAGAATCTATATTTCCCCATAATGCAATTGGCATAATTGACATATCCATTCTCCTAATTTACTACCTGTATAGTAGTTTGTGTCTTAACTCCACTAACATTTTTATCAAACACCAATAACGTATCCTCAACTGGAACAAATGTCTTAGATTGACCATTGGGTGTAAATTCAAGTTGTGAATTTACAACTGGTATATTTGTTGTAACTCCATCTGTTTTTGTAAATGACAAATACCGTGTGTATGCAAACAATAACGTATCACCAGAATAATAAACATGCTTCTCAGAATCAAATTCTGGTTGAACAGGCAATATTTTATCACCCGTTGACAGTATATCATCACGCAACTGATCAAAGTTTTGCCTAACTGTTAACGTCAACTCTTTAGTAACATCATATTCAGAAGAACTTGATTGTCGTATCCCAAATGTCAAAGAATAATCTTTTTTGCCCTTATTTTGTGTGACTGATGGAAATCTATAACCAATATCATCATAACTGAGTCTGATACTACCATCTATCTTTTTGATGTACCCCAACCATGTAAGATCCACCTTCGGAGAACCATTATCATAATAATTTCTTCCATTATAATAGAAAAACTGATCCAACCCATCAGACGAAAACTCATCCACAACAACAAGTGTTCTTGTTTCACCAGCTTCTGTGTACGTTTCCACTTCCTTAACTTCAGCTCCATCACCAGTTTCCTCATTTACTATAAAATCTCCTACTACTAACCCAGAACCCGTAACATATTTCGCATTTAAAAATTCTATTTGCCTGTTTTTATACAAATCACTCACATCAGATTCGTACTCTTGCCCTACTACATCAAAACTACCATAAGAATTTTCAAGGTTTGTAGAATCTACATAACCCTCTAACTTGTAATTATATTCATCAACTTTACTAAATTCAAGTCCTGTTGGAAAACTTCCACTTGTTAATTCCAATACAGGATCTGAATACAAGGCATCTATTTTTATCGTCTTAGAATATTTTAATGCTGTATTTGCTTCAACTGAAGCCCTAACTGGAACAACAACTGCATCATAAATCTTCGTATCACCTTCCCTAAATGGATCATCATTAAATAAATCAGATGCAATCACTGCATTCTGTAAAGCCCTAAAATCTACAGTCTCTGTTTCTGTCTGAAACAGAAATGTTATAGGTACTTGTTGTGTGGTACTACCATCTATCAAATATAATGTTGCATACAGAACATTACTAACAGTTGATAATGATAAGTTTTGTACCGTTCCATCAGAAAGTTGAAAATCTATATCAGCCATCTTCGATTGGCATCTCTAATTTTGTTATTGGATTTCCATCATCATCTTTTTCTGGATTCAACCATATTGCATATGGTGTTTCGTTATCTGAATCTGGATCTATTTTCTGACCACTTGAAAGCAATATATGCTTATCACAATCTATTTGCACATTTTCCTTGAATTTAAGTACAACATCCACATTAACCGTTAGTGTATTTGTTTCCACATCATATTCAATAGCACTATTCTCAAACATCGTATTTAATGTAGTCAAAACATCTGGATTTATAGATTCTATATCAAAATTTTTCTGTATCTTTACTAGGTTTTGCATCATTTATCATCCTCGAAACATTCTTCTGTGAATCCAGCAGTCAATGCTGAATAATCGATAGGTATTGTAATAGGTGTTTGTGTGCAACATGTTCTAATAACAGTTCCCAAACCAGCTGCACACGTTGTTGTACAAGTTGTGGTTCCAAAGGCAGAACACGATGCTGTAATTTCTGTTACAGTTGCACCTAATGTATAATCAACAACCGTATCAACAACACTTGCCAATTTTATTTCAACTGGATCGATTGATGTTGCCGATGTAACTGTTGCAATGTGTGATGAAGAAACTGTTATAAGATTCCCTGTTGCTGGATCTGTAATAGTAATATCATCATCTTCTGGTGCAATTGGATCATCTACTGGAATACCTTCTGCTAAATATTTTTTTGCCAATATATTAGTGGCCGCATATTTGTCACTGACTGTATCTTCAAATCTAAAAACCTTCACAATATCTGTTATTAATCCAGCGGCATCTCTAAGAATTGATATAGGACATATCAAATCAGGCAAAGTAGGCATTTTAGGAACATTTGCCTTAAAAGATTCAAGCATGTCCAACTTCATACCAAGCATCGAGAAATCTATAACAGGGATAACATCAAACCCTGCACTCAAGACACTTTTAACCATATTTAAAACACTGAAGTTACTATTAAGACCAGATAACGGAGAAGCTGCTAAAGTTAATGATGTATTATCCGTAGAATCACTTTTTATGGGTGTCGGTAAATCCATCATCATGCTATCAGGTGGTATACCAGCTGGTGCTACGAAAGGTGAACCTATTGCACCATGCATTATTGCTCCACCCATTTTAGGATCTGTACTCAAAAATGGTGCTGAAACAAAAACCCCCACTGGAGACTCTAACAGCACACCTTGAGCTCCATTTATCCTAACCTGATTTCCATCTAACCTTACAATTCTACCTTTTATGTTTACATCTGTATTTGCTGTAATATTTATGCTACCTTCAGCATAAATGTTATTATCATCTACAACCATCTCGAAATTACTACCAGTGACTTTAACAACTCTGTCACCATTGGACTTCATTACTTCCAATGTTCCAGATTTATGTACTGTGGCCAACCTCTCGTTATCAGGTGTATCATCAACTTCGTGTACATGACCTGACTGACTTTCTTCTACTTTATTGTATGGGTATTTTGCACCATACCCCAATCCAGGCTCTTCCCAATATTTTGTTATATTTTTGGAAAATGGAGCCGATGCCCCTGCAATCATCACCTTCCCAACAGATTTGTGATTATCTACATAGGTATCATC